AAACCGGCTAAAACTTTGCTTGGGAGTGCCATTTCAATTTCCTTTCAAGTTTAAAAATTGTCTAATCTCAATTGTTAGTATTGGGATTTGTACAAGGGTCTTATGATGGAATATCTATAGTGCAATCTAGAAAGATTTGCGCTAACTTGTCTTCATTGTCATAACTGTTGTAAAGCCATTGAACATCGGCTTTACTGATGTAAAAACCTCCGTCCGCTGAATTGCCAAACATACCGCTATAACCATGCAGGGCTTGCAAGATTTGATTGGAAATGGTGAACCCTTCTTCAATCACTTGCGTAAAAATAGAAATCTGAAACACCGGCGTGTCAATGCCTTTGTTGCTTTGATAGATGCCCGTGTAAACCGGTTGATGTACATTGCGTAGCATCCAAGTTATGAACTTAGGTTGTGTCGCAAAGTTGCGGTTAAACGCCGCATACACCGGCACGGGCGTAACGATGGCGTTCAGTTGATACTGAATAGCTTTACCGTAATTAACAGGATTGTTTTGCGTTGTCATACGGCGGCTACAGGGTCATTTCTGACACAAGTAAAAATCACGTTCATGCGGTCGTCAGTCTCGCGCACCGCATCGATGCGCCAATCAAAGTTTCGATAATTGATTGAATAAAGATTTTGGTTGTTTACAATTTCTTTAGTGTTAGGCGTGTAGTTCAAAGTAAAGTTAACCATGTCGGCATACACGCGGTATTTTTCGCTTATACGAACACTGTTTGAAACAGAAGCAACCTTTGCCCTTGTTGCAAACCACAAAGCGGTAGTCGTTGTTTGTTCGCCAAAAGAACTTTTAGCAAACACTAGGCTATTGACGGTGATGTTTTCAAACCGTGCGATTGCCATTTACATCACCAAAGGTTTGTAAGGGCGCAACAAAGTTGATAACCCAAAAGGAATTTCTGCCTTTTCTCCAACGGTATCGCCTGTTAAAGCGCGGTTGTTGTACAAATGCGTGAGCAATAACAAACCCGCTTGCTTAATTACAGGATATGCCGACAAAGGATTAGCAACGGTCGAGTATTCACAAATAATCGGCGCGGTCATTTCGCTATTGATGCTTGTTGGTAGCGATTGAATGATGACCTTGTTTCCGCTTGGGTCGTAGTAATATTGAGTCGATGAAACCGTTGTCAATACGGGCGGCACAGCATTGGTGTAATACGCTACCTTAGTAATGCTCACACCAGATAATTCAGGGTTGTTGTTTTGAGATACTTCAGGTAAATCTAAACTTACCGGTGAAGATGCTAAGTTTTCAGCACCATAAAAAACCCTGTAACTCACTGCAAAAATTGACATCCCAAGATAATCTTCAATTGCTTGGCGAACAGCTATTTCTAAGCCTGTCAAATATGAATCTTGCGATTCATCATCATACAAATTTAATTGCTGTGTAATTTGTTCTAAGGTAAGCCAAGCAGTTGCGCTATCTCGCCCAATCTGTTCAACTTTAACGTAGCTGAAAGGATTGCGAGAGTTTGCCCCAAATGGCGCATCTAGAAGTGAACTGTTTACAGGCATTGTTTACCTTTTAGGCGGCAGACATACGAACACCCGCAAATGGGTCGCGTACCGTGCTTACAACGCGTTTTTCAGCGTACAGCGTTACAAAGCCCGCTTGCGTCTGTTCATACATCTGCACATTCATTGTTTCGCAATCGCCGATTGTCAAAAAGCGATTCCAATTTGCCAAATAAATTGGGAAATCTGTAGATAGATAAGGGTTAGGTACAACGGGCCAACCAAAGATGCGACCGACCGCGGCGGCATCTGAATCGCCCATTTCTAGGAACAAAGGCAACCCTGCTGTATCTTTTAATTGGCGCAAGGTTTGAATCATTGCGGGGCTAATGTGCCAAGCTGTAGATTCAAGCGACCAATATTGGGCGGGCAGGGCGTTAGCCATGTTGACCACTTTGTTGTAAGTCACCGCAACGCCGCCATTGCTTACGGTAGCGATTGTGTGAAGCCCGTTTGTGATTGCCGTGCCTGATGTACCAAAGGCGCTAGTTGCGCCGCTTGTGTACCCGTCTAAGCCCCTTAAACCGTTGGTCGCGCCTGTCGATGTTGTTGAACTTCCCGCTTGGTCAATGTTAATTACCATGCTTGCGCCTTCTAATTGGGCAAATTCAAGTGCAAGGTCTTCAACTAGGGTTGCATCAAGGCCGTTTACATCAGACAGAACCGCCGTTCTGATGGGTAATTGTGCAACCAATACACGCACCGGCAATTGCCAAATGCTTGTGTCAATATTTGGTGAACCGGTGTTAGGCGTAAACGTGTAGCCCCAAGGGTTTGTAGAGTTAGCCGCGTTACCGGTCTTTGCAACAAACTGCGCGTCAGAACCGTTACAAATAATTTGTCGTGAGCCTTGACGCAAAGGGTTTGCTTGTCGAAACGCCGCAAATGATTCGTCAAAAACTGTATTACCACCGATGCCCGAACCTGAACCCGTAAGCGCAGAAGCCTCGCGCAAATCGATTGCAACATTGCCGCCTTCGGTGATGGCTTTTTTAATACCGTCCAAGATTTTTTCGGTGATAGTCATTTTGATTTCCTGTTTAAAAAAAGCGGGGGTTTTTAGCCCCCGCTAATGGCAACGCAAAAAATTATGTTGCTGTTGCTGTAGAGCGATAGCGAATGAGTGCAAATGGGTCGCGCACAGATGTTGCTAAACGCTTTTCACCAAAAAACGTGATGAAGCCGGGGGCCGTTTGGTCGTAGCGGCGCATGATCATGTTTAAGCGATCTATGTAAGTATGACCCCGAGAAAAATCACCAAAGTACATTGGGAACAAACTTGTTGTAGCGGCAGAACCGGCTGTTGTTTGTGATGGTGTATCGCAATACTTATTCACAACAACATCAAAGCCCAACAATGAACCAACGATGCCTTCAACAGACAAGCCTTCGTTACGGTTAAAGATTGGCGCGCCGTTGTTATCTTTCAATGCACGAATTGCGTTTAACAAAATTGGGTTAATCATGAACTTGGTGTTCGGTGTCCAATACTGTTGTGGCAATTGGTAAATCGTATTAATAACATCGGTGTATGTGATGTTGTTTAGGCCAACGGTGTTTGCGTTAGTGGTTAATTGGTCATAGGTTGCCAAGCTGTGCAAGCCGCTTGAAGAACCCGTACCGCTTGAACCAAATGCCGCTGTTGAGCAAGTGCCGCCCGCATACGTTGCGTTTGAACCGGCGTAGCTGTCAAGCCCTCTAAGTCCTGAAGTTCCACCGTAGGGGTTAGTCGCTGATTGTGCATTTTGGTCAAAATTTTGCACTGCGCTGAGGGCTTCAGCCTGTGAAAATTCTACGAGCATGTCGTCAACAACATTGGCCTCTAAACCATCAATGTCGTCCAAAGCCGCAGTACGGATTGGGAACTGTACATTAAGGTCTTGCAAAACTAATTGCCAAATAGAAGTGTTCTCGGTTGTATCTGCGCCGTTGTTTTGAATCGCATAACCCCAAGCCGCACCCGCATTGCCGGTTTTAACGCGGAACTGATAAGAAGAACCATCAGTAGCTACGGTGCGTGACAAACCGCGCATGGGATTAGCCAAACGCAATGCGGCAAACACAGGGTCATAGCCTGTACGACCACCTTGGTTATTACCCGAGCCTGTAAGGGCAGAGGCTTCACGCATATAAGCGTCCATTTGTGATTCGTCAGCAAAAATTTGCAATTCTTTTTCTACGCGGTTGTTACCTTTGTAAAAAGAAGAAAGTTGTTCGCGCACGCTACGGTTTACATCACCGCGCACGGTCTTAGCGGGCTTGATGATTGCGGGGGCTTGAATCGTTGCTACTTTGGCTTCCAAAGCAGAAATAAATTCTTGCATTTCAATTTTTGCCGCTTCAATTGCGGCGGGGATTTTTGCTTCAACGGCGGCAATGCTTTCGCTTTGCTTGGCTTCGATAGCATCCAATTTTTCAATAATGACTTGTGACATGATTAACCTTTAAGTTTGGTGTTTAGAAATTTCAGAAGTTCACGGCTTTCGAGTGCCGCTAATATTTCTGATTCTGTTGTTGCCGCTACCGTTTCAGCATCCCGCTGTTGCGTTTGCGTTTCAAGCGTTATTTCTTTCACAGCATCCCGCTGTTCAAAAACTTGCTTGAAGACAGACGCGGCAACCACCGCATCTTTTCGGATTAGTCCGGCATCCCGCAGGGCTAATTCCAAAACTTTTAAACT